AGACATAATTGTGATAGTCCAGGTCCAAGACATAAAGCTAGATATTGGAGTTGCAGAAAATGGTAATTTGGAAAAGTGGAAAATTTTTCCTATATTTAGAAAAATAGAATTATATAAAAATGGCAGATAAAACAATATTCGGTAGGTTACAAAAATTATTTTCAACAAGTACCATAGTTCGTAAAACTACAAAAGGTGTTAAAGTTGTCGATACCGATGAGTATCAAAATATGACAACAAACCTTGTTGACCGTTTTATGAAAATGCGAGTTACCAATTTTGGTAATGGTGCATTGGAATCATCTATGGCATATCAACAAGTTCGTATAGATTTATTCAGAGATTACGATTCAATGGATAGTGACCCAATTTTATCGTCAGCATTAAATACATATGCAGATGAAGCTACGGCTAGAAATGAAATGGGTAATGTATTAAAAATACATCACGAAGACGATAACATAAAACAAATTTTAGAAAACTTATTTTACGATATTCTTAATGTAGAATTTAATTTATGGCCATGGGTTAGAAATTTAGTTAAATATGGTGATTTCTATTTACAATTGGAAATGGCAGAAGGTTTGGGTATTATAAACGGTCTTGCATTATCTACATACGAAATGAGTAGAGTTGAAGGATTTGACCCACAAAACCCACAAAGAGTTAAATTTATATACGCACCATATCAAAATCCTTACAATGCAGTAGGGCAAACCGCAAAGAAAGAATATGAAAACTATGAAATTGCTCACTTCCGTTTAAATAATGATTCTAACTTCTTACCTTATGGTAAATCAATGTTAGAAGGTGCAAGAAGAGTATGGAAACAATTAATGTTGATGGAAGATGCAATGTTAATCCATAGAGTAATGAGGGCTCCTGAAAAGAGAATCTTTAAAATTGATGTTGGTAATATTCCACCGAATGAGGTAGATAACTACATGCAAAAAATTATTAATGCATCTAAAAAAGTTCCTTTTGTTGATGAAAGAACAGGTGAGTACAATTTAAAATATAATGTACAAAATCTTATCGAAGATTACTATATGCCAGTTCGTGGTAGTGATAATGGTACATCTATTGATACTCTTAAAGGATTAGAGTACAATATGACGGATGATATTAACTATTTAAAAGGTAAGTTAATGGCCGCACTGCAAATTCCAAAAGCATATTTGGGATATGAAGAAGATACAAATGGTAAAGCAACTCTTGCAGCAATGGATATTCGTTTTGCAAAAACAATTGAAAGAATACAAAGAGTAATTGTATCTGAATTAACAAAAATAGCAATTATTCATTTATACGCACAAGGTATTGAAGATGATAGATTGACGGATTTTACTTTGGAACTTACAATACCATCAAAAATATATGAACAAGAACAAGTTGAATTGTATACTTCAAAGGTAGCATTAATTCAACAAATGCAACAAACTAAAATGTTCTCCAAAGAATGGATGTATGAAGCAGTAATGAAGATGGCTAAAGATGAACAGGATGAAATGACATTGCAAGTATTAGATGATACAAAACAGACATTCCGTTTAACATCAATAGAAACTCAAGGTGTAGACCCTGCAAAAGAAACAGGTACAGAGGGGCCAACGAATGTTGAAGAAGAATTAGATAGATTAAAATCAGAATTAGAAGAAGATGGTGTAGGTAGACCAAAAGACCCAGTTAGATATGGTAAGGATGACCATCCAGAAGGTAGAGACCCATTGGGTATTAAAACTCTTAAACAAAAAGAAGGTTCAGTAGCATATAAACCTAGAAAAAGTTCATATTTTGAAATATTTAAAGATATGAATGGTAATAAAAAGAAGATTTTAACAGAAGATTTAAATAAAGAGTAATATTCCCATAGAAAAACATATTTATATCTGACAAATTATACAAATTGATGAAAAAAATAAAACATTCAAAGTTTAAAAATACTGGATTTATATTCGAACTATTAGTAAGACAGATTACTTCGGAAATCATGTCTGCAAATAAATCGGTAGCTGAAAAAATTTTAAAAGAACATTTTAATTCTAAAAAAGAATTATCAAAGGAATTAAAATTATATCAATATTTGATTAATGAAAAATATAATTCAGAATCTAAAGCTGAACAATTTATTAATACCATATGTGAAGCTCGTAAACGATTAGATGAAAAAAAACTTACAAAAGAAAAGTATAATTTAATTAAAGAAATTAAAGATACTTACAATTTGGATGAATTTATTAAATCTCCAATTTCAAATTATAAAACATTAGCAAGTATTTATAAAATATTTGAAATATCAATTACTAATGAACAATACGACCCAACCGATATAGTTTCATCTAGATTTACAATTGCTGAAAATATCATCAACACATCTATTCAAAATAAAGATGCAAAAGTAAAAGATGCGGTTATGGAAGAATATAGAAAGCAAGATGATGATTTAAGAGCAATATCTTATAAAATATTAGTTGAAAATTTTAATAACAAATATAAAAATCTTACCGAAGAACAAAAAGGATTATTAAGAGAATATATAAACAATATAAATAATACTGGTAAGTTAAACGAATATGTTACGAATGAAATAACAAATTTGGTAAATAATTTAAAAGAAGTTGGTTCTAAAATTTCTGATAAAGTTACTAAAATTAAATTAGCAGAAACAATTGCAAATATTAGAAAAATTAAATCTGTTAAAAAGATTAAAGAACAACATTTATCGGCAATGATGATGACATATGAATTATTAAATGAATTAAAACAATCGTTAAAAAAATAAAAAATGACAAATTATAGAATTTCAAAAATAAATTATTTCACATCATCATCAGTTTGGACAAAACCATCTCCTGAAGTTACAAAAGCAGCAGATTCAATGAGTGATAAAGATGCTAAAGATTTTGCATCAACTTCTCACGATGGTTTGCCTGATAAAAAAGAACAAATTATAAATGCACTTAAAGAAAGAATTCGTCAAATAGTTAGAGAAACTATGATTGATGAAATGAATACAACAGGTGGCGTTGAAGGTTATAATACTCCATTTGCATTTAGTGGTAAAGATAGTGAAAAGAAAAAAGGAAAAAAACAAGCAGATTTAACGGGATATACAGTCGTTAGTGAAAATAGATGGTTAGATTTAAAAAATGAAGAAGCAACTGCACAATCTAAAATTGGTAGAGGTATATCTAACATCAATAAACAATTAAGAGAAATGGAAAGATTTCTTAATTGGTACGGAAAAATTAAGAATGAAAGTGGTGTAGATAATAAAAGTTATTGGAAAAGAACAAATAGTCATATTTATACTATAAAAGAGAGATTAATTAAATTAGACCAAAAAATCAGACAAATTTCAGAATAATGAAAACATCAGAATTAAAAGAACTTATCCGTCAGGTAGTTAAAGAAGAAAGTGATTATCAACAATTATTCAAACATATGTTAGATAGGACAGGTAAATCTATTCCTGATATGTCAGATGATGAAAAAGCAAAATTCTTTCAAGCAGTAGATAAAGCTTCAAAAGCAAAATCAGAAGGTAGATTAACAGGATATAATGAAGCAGAATTATCGGCAGCACAAAAAAAGATTGATGTAGATAATGATGGCGAAATAGAAGGAAGTGATTTAGCAGCATTAAGAAAGAAAGACTAATATGAATAAAGGATTATTAATAGAAACTCATTTGTTTGAAGCAAAACTTCAACAAGAAGAAAACGGAACTTATTTAGTTAAGGGTATTCTTCAAAGAGCAGGAGCTGCAAATCAAAATGGCAGAAGATATCCAAAAGAAATATTAGAAAGAGAGTGTCAAAAATACGAACAACTCATTAAAGAACGCAGAGCCTTGGGTGAATTAGACCATCCGGATTCTCCAGTTATTAACTTAAAGAATGTATCACATAATATTAGAGAAATCTATTGGGAAGGTGACGATGTATGTGGAGTAGTAGAAATACTTTCAACACCATCTGGTAATATCTTAAAAGAATTATTAAAAAACAATATTCGTTTAGGAATTTCATCTAGAGGATTAGGTTCAGTAAAAGAATTGAGAGATGGGACAGTAATGGTTCAGGAAGACTTTGAATTAGTTGGATGGGACTTTGTATCAAACCCCTCAACACATGGTGCATTTATGGCTCCTATGAACGAATCAAAGCATTGGAAGCAAGTTGCAGATGAGTGTGGTAAATGGTGTAAAGCACAAGATTTAATGAGAGAAATTATAATTGAATTAAATTAATAAAATGAAATTAGTAAATTTAATACCTGGTAAAGAAATTACAAAAGAAGGTTTGGAAGATATGGATACCGCTTTACCTGCACAGATGCAAAGATTTTTAGATAGAACTATTAGTATTATTAAAAGTTATAATTTATCAAGAAAAAAAGAACAATTGGTAATAGCAAAAATAATTGACTCATTGGGAATGGATAAACAACAATTAATGCAGGCAATTGTAAAAATTAAGAAAAACGATATTTTAAAGAAATAGTATATGATAAAGTTAAGAGATATATTGAAAGAAACGGAAGAGTTTCAACAATTACCATCGGAATTAAAAAAGCATTTTTTGGAAATAATTTCAACTTACAATCAACATAGAGAAGGTATGAGTAGAAAATCCGATATTATGCAAATTGCAGAAACATTGGGTGGTATCGCAGATGCGGCACAAGAATATACTTTGAGAGAGGGTGGTGATTGGTTTGATAGAGTAACTATTAAAAGAAATATGAATGAACTTAAAAAGTTACAAACTTCATTTGAAAAAGAAGCAGTTGAAGCACAATCTCAACAACAAAGATTAGAAGCTCTATACGAAGATATGGGACATGTATTAGGAAGATATTTCGAAATAGCAGATTTATCGGAAGATGTTATGAAACAAAGATTAGGATTACAAGAATGTAAAACTTGCGAATAAATGGAACAATTAGCATCACTTTTATTACATAGTAGAACACAGGCACATTCATTCCATGTTGGAGTTAAAGGCGTTGGTGCATTATCTGCACATTTAGCATTAGGAAACTACTATGATACAATCGGTGGTTTAGTTGATGGGTTAGTTGAAGCGTATCAAGGACAATATGGTTTAATAAAATTACAAGCAGTAAGTGGTTTAGATACTAATAATGATATCAAAAACATAATTGCATATTTTGATAAATTATGTGCAGCAGTTGCAAAATTAAGAAAGGAAGAAAAATTACAAATGAGTTGGTTACAAAATGACATAGATAATATTGTAACTTTATTATACTCTACAAAATATAAATTGGTTAATTTACAATAAGGATGTTAATAGTTAGTGTTAAGGGTGGAAATATAGAGTGGGCATTGAAGGATTATAAAAAGAAAGTTCAGTCTACAAAACAAATAGAAGAATTAAGGGATAGGAAGAATTTTACAAAACCATCCAAAAGAAAAAGGTTACAAAAAGAAGAAACAATAAGAAAAAACAAACTATTTTAGTAATTTTCTTTAGTTTTCTAAAAATTTTATATATTTATTCTCAAATATCTTATTTTTTATTATAAGATTACAAGACATCGTTGATTAATGAATACCCTTCTCTATAAGGTGTGACCGAACAATCAACATAATTACATTGGAGTTCCCTACAAGAATAACTTCACAAAAAGTAGACGAAGAATTATCATCTACTGGAATTGGTTCCAAAGTTGATGCAGGCTATGCAGAAACTTCAGGAGCTCAACCAACATTAGATGCTGACACAGACTTATCAGTAGGTGTTAAAAAAGACTCAGGTAAACCTGAACAAGCTGGTACTGACTATAAGAAAGTAGCAGATATTTCTGAAGAAGAAAATCCTTTCGCAACTGATGACCAAGAAAGTGACAAAGATGCAGAAATTGCAGAATTGAAAGCTAGATTGGCAGAATTAGAAGGCGAAGAAGGTTCTGATGAAGAAAATCCTTTTGCAGCAGCAGAAGGAGAAGATGGAATGGACTCTGAAGAAGACCCATTTGCACAAGGTGGTGATGACCAATTTGGCGGAGACGACGAATTTGGTGGTGACAACGAAGATGATATGGATTTAGAAGCTATCATCAGAGAATTAGAAGCACAATTAAATGGTGATGACCAAGAAGGTGCAGAAGATGACACATATGGTGAAGACCCAGCTATGGCTGAGAATTTAGCAGATGGTTCTGAAGCTGGTACTGATAAAGGTGAAGACCCAAAAGTTGTTGTAACTAACGAAGCTGAAGAAGATTCTAAAGAAGATGACAAAGACGTTGTTGATTTAGAAGAAATTTTAAGAGAAATGGAAGATGATTTAAAAGGTGATGCAGAAGATAAGAAAGCAGATGAAAAAGATGCTGAATTAAACGAAGCTTACAAAACAATCAAATTCTTACAAAAAACTATTAACGAAGTAAACTTATTAAACGCTAAGTTATTATTCGCTAATAAATTATTCAGAGCTCATAACATGACTAACGAACAGAAAGTTAAAGTTATCGAAACTTTGGATAGAACAAAATCAGTTAGAGAAGTTAAATTGGTATACTCTACATTAGCAGAGACAAGCAAAAGCAGTAATTGCTGAAAATGCAGATTTCTCTAACAGATTTAAGAAATTAGCAGGTATTATTAAATAATTAAACAAACAAATAAATTAATTAAAATGGACTTAAAAAAATTAATGAGTGGTGCTAACCCACAAAGCATTATGCTTGAGCAAACCAGAGGTTTGAAAGGCAAATGGGAAAAAACAGGATTACTTGAAGGAGTAGGTTCTGAAACACAAAAGCATGGTATGGCAGTAATGTTAGAAAACCAAGCTAAACAATTATTAGACGAGGCTACAAGAACAGGTACATCTTCTGGTTCAGAAGAGTGGGCTGGTGTGGCTTTACCATTAGTAAGAAGAATCTTCGGTTCAATTGCAGCGAAAGAATTCGTTTCAGTTCAACCAATGAACTTACCTTCTGGTCTTATTTTCTACATGGATTTCAAATATGGT